CCGCACAGTGCAGGTCAAGACGGAAAAGTAGAGTTGAGAGAATTAAAGTTGGAGATGAATGGATTGATGAGTTGGTGGAGTGGGAGGTACCTTGCCCACCTGTGCCACCTCAGATGGTCCAGGGCAATGAGGGGTGGTTTGATGAACGAACTTATGTCAAAAGAATTCCTGAGTCAGATAAGGTGCGTCGGAAAAGTTTTGGGTTTCACAAGATACAGAAGTCGCCCAATGCTATTTTGAATGGAGCTAAGGTTTCATTGTTTACACATCTCAAGTTTGTCTGCAGATCTTTTGAATTTCGGATGCCTTTGGTTTTGTCGTTTAATAAGGATGATTACAAGTTGGTGGATGGGCAATGGCAATATTCAGGATTCATTGTTCATCGTGATGTTGCTAACATGGCTGATTTTCTGAAGAAACACAGGCTTGTTGATGTCTATCGGAATGAGTTGGTTAGTAACAACAAATTGTTGGCGGTGTACTCGAAACAGGGACCGCTTCAGCGTGATGATGCTGATTCAGTTAAATTAAAATATAACAAGTCCAAGGGCAAAGAGAGTGATTCACCGACTATTAATGTAATTTATGGAGCTGTACAGTGGTTGTTTTCAGGGCAGTCAAAAGAAGTTGAAATTTATGAATTTGATAATGTTGAAAAAGGAAAATGGAAATATGATGATGATGACATTGCCCAGATTAATGACCATGATGAGCTTGACAGACGGCCCCACAATTATACAAATGCTGACATTGTTTTGAAGGAAAAGAAGAAATTGGTTGAAGTTATTCGTATCCATGGTACAGACGCGAGAAAATTATATCAAAAATATCGAGAACAATATGGAGTTTTGGAATCATTGGAAAAATTGGCTTGTACAAAGAAAAATAACGGAACCTATTATCAAGAAACAATTGATCACATGTACATTGAACAGAATCTGCTGACTGAAATGTCAACTACCAAAGTCTCCCCACATTCAGCAGTAATGAAGCCGGGGGAGCATCATTCACGGTTGGAGAGGTATGCAAATACTGCAATGCATATCAATTCTGACCAGACTGGAGATATTTTTCAAAATACAGTTCTTTACACGCAGTTGTCAGCCTGCTCAACAATCAATCGCCGTGTGGTTGTTGGCGGACATCTGCGAAATTTTCTTCCGGGGGCTCCGGAAACGGCGCTGCGCGAGTTCTAATGAAGTATCCGTACCGAGTGGGTGAGGTTCCTTTGAAGTCTGTCAAGAACCAAAAGACAGGCACCAAGTTTAGTAGAATTACGTTAAATGATCCAAACCTTCGAAAGCCTACTGAATTCTCTATGGGAGTTCACTTGGAAAATGTGGCCTTACAACAGCCTGACCCCACCTGCTCGTTGAGTCTAGCGACCGGAGCCCAAGCGCGCGTGTGTGCAGTTTTGCCGGAACCTAATAAGGCAAAATTTGAGTTATTTAAGAAATGGTGTTACTTGTTTTTC